TCTCCGTTTGTAACGCTTGCAGCGAGGGCATAACGATTTGGGCGGGAGTGAAATGCTCCTGCCCGTTCACTTCAAATATTCGGAGGGATAAAAATGGTTAAGACACAGCGAATAAACATTTACAATGCACTCGTACCGGCATCCCGGGCGCTGAATACCGACAGCGACGTGATTGACCTGGCGAATTATCAGGAGTGCTCGTTTTTCATCGTGAAAGGTGCCGGAGCAGTTGGGACCGGGACAATCACGGTCGAAGCGTGTGATGATGCGACCCCGAACAATGTGACGGCGATTGAGTTCCAGTACCGCCGGATGGTTGCTGCAACCGGCCCTGATGCGTGGGGTGCGCTGGCAACCGCGACGGCTGCCGGATTTGCGACGACCGCCGCCGCCAATGATATGTATGAAATCGTTGTTGACCCGGCGAAAGTTGCGGCCGCCTCGGTCAATGGCGCTATCGGAAATCGTTACGTCCAGCTTGGCATTGCCCAGGTTGACGCGACGGTTGTTCTTGTCGGCGTGGTTGCTGTTCTTGGCAAGCCCCGCTATATCAGTGATGCAGTTGTAACGGCCGAGGCATGATCAACGGGGGGATTAATCCCCCCTTAACAAGGAGTAATTTGTCATGAGCGATTTTCTACAGGGAAAGGCGATGCGGGAACTGCTTCTGGGTCGGAAAGTTGAACGGGCAACCGACAACATCACGACCGGGGAAGATCTTTTCATTATTGCCGGTGGCCGTGTGCAGGTCAATCTGATTCTCGGAGAAGTGACGACGATAATTGAAACGAAGACCGTCAATTTCAAACTTGTTGCAGATCCGACAACTGGAACGAGCACGGACCTTTGTGGTAACCTGGATCTTTCTGCGGATGAGGTCGGTGCGCTTTACACGATTTCCGGTGCTGCGGCGACCGCCATGCAGCGCGGTGAGAGCGGAAGCGTTCTGACTCAGGCTACGCCGGTTATTGTTGCAATCGGCGCAATCGAGGCGACGGTCGGAGCGACGCATACCGGGTCAATCAAATGGACGTTGTTCTATGTCCCGATTGACGACGGCGCGTATGTCGAGGCTGCGTAATTCAAACACTTAACAGAAAGGGAATGAAAGCGGAATCATAACCTGACTTTCATTCCCTTTTCTTTATTGAACGGGGTTTCTATGCAGTATAAAGTGATGAAGCGTTTTATGGACGGTCCGAGATTCGGAAGCGACAAGGCAAAATTGTATGATGTCGGGGATTTCGTTGAGGCCGGTGGCATGCGCTCGATGCGCCTTGCCGCGTATGGCATTATCATGCTTACCGGCGCGAAAATTGAAAATGCAATGTCTGGCAGCGGCGAAAAGCGCGGCCGCGGGAGGCCTCGGAAATCATGAATTGCCCTGTATATATCGACGTTGGCGCATATCGCGGGTTGACAATAAACCGATACCGGCAGAGTCGGAACTGGATACCGGGGACAAAGATTTTCGCATGGGAGTGTAATCCGGTTATCGGGAATATCAATTATGGTCCCGACGTTGTGAGGATTAATGCGGCAGCGTGGGTATGTGACGGGGAAATGGATTTCTATATCAGCAGGGCGAACCCGGGGCGTGTGCAGGGTTCAAGTGTTTACAAGGAAAAGCGCACCGGGAACCTGAATATTGAAAAGCCGGTCAAAGTGAAAACGGTTGATTTCTCGGCGTGGATACGTGCGCAATTTACCGACAGCCCGCGTGTCTCTGTTAAAATGAATATTGAGGGTGCAGAGTACGATGTCCTTGAACACATGGTACAGACGGGAGCGATAGTTCATATTGATGTACTATTTGTGCAGTGGCACTATAAAAAATGCTGCATACCTGAAAAACGACATCTTGACCTTGTGCGGGCGTTGAGAAAGTGTGTGCATTTAACAATGTACAGCGGTTACGGGGCATTATATGCCAAATAAGGGCTTGATATACGTTGTGTTCGGAACGCGGTATGAACGCCTTGCGGCGCGAGCAATATCGTATTCCCGGACAATGACAAATTTGCCAATATTAGTATTAACGAATATACCGCAAAGCGCACGGTCGAAAGATTGGGAAACGGGAATTGAGTTCCGGGACGTATCGAAATTAAAAAAAAGCAATCGGCAGATAAAGCTCATGCTGAATAAACTTACCCCATTCGACGAGACGCTTTATCTGGATTGTGATTCTGTTTTGCAGAATAAGGGCATTGAGCAGGTGTTTGACAGCATGGCCGGGTGTGATGTTGTGCTGCGCGTCTATGGCGATTGGCCCGTAAAAAGAAAATTGATGTCCTATTATTCTGTGACATTCAAAAAATGCAATGCTGAATTGCCAATACGGATTTATTACGGTGCTTTTATTGGTTTCAGGAAAACGCCGGGTACTGATTTGTTTTTTGATGCGTGGTATAAAAACCATGAAACGGCAGGAATTGTAAGGGAAATGCCTGCACTTGCCGTGACAGTAAAGCAATTAAAAGGCAAAGTTACATTCAAAGAGTTTATGACTGTCGACAATATTTTTACATGGAAAATAGACCACCGTGCCATCGTAGCCCACGAATACCGCGACAGCAGAACATGGTGGCGGGATTTCTGGAAAAGGAAAAATGTTAAATGGACTTCCGAGGTCTTTATTTAGTAACTGCCCCGACGGTTGAGCCGGTAACAGCCGCAGAAGTCAAACTGCATACGCGGATTGACCTGTCGACTGAAGATGCGTTGATTGAATCGTGGATTAAATCAGCGCGAAAATTGGCAGAGGACTATCAGCGCCGGGCGTTTATTACGCAGACGCTTGAAATTGTGTTGGATAAGTTTCCCGGTGATGTCATTAAGATACCTCACCCGCCATTGCAACAGGTATTACAGATTTCATATTTCGATTATTTGAATGCGGAAACGATACTGTATTATACGCATTTGCAGGACGAAACGACCAGCACCACGCCGGAGCCAGACCCGTCAATCGGGACGGGTAATTTCATCATTGATACACGGTCGGAGCCCGGGCGGGTTTCCCTTGGGTATGGCGTGACATGGCCTACAGATACGTTGAGGCCGATAGATGCGGTCAGAATTAAGTATCTGGCCGGATATGGCGATACGGCCGCGAGTGTGCCGGAAACTGTCAAGGATGCCATCATGCTTTATTGCGCGTATCGGTATGAGAACCGGACGGCAGAATCGGGAAGTGCGCCGAAGCAGTTTTATGATTTACTTGCGCCGGACAGGATACAGCTTCCATGATATCAATTAATAAAAACGACGCCGGACAATACGAAATAAAAAATGCGCATTATCGATGCATACTTGACCCGGCAAAAGGCGGGACATGCCGGAGCCTGAAATATGGAACATGGGACACCGGGCTTATTCGTGAGGGCTGCGAATATTGGATTAATAAACAGGAGCATTTTGAGCAGGAGTTTGGCGGGGTTGTTGATTTTAAAATAACAGGCAAAGGGAAAAACGTATTGAGCATTCTTGTTGTTGCCGAAATCGTATCTCCGCAGAGGGCGCGAGAAAATTTAGATGCCAGCGGCGGGATTGCATATACACGCTGGTGGTTTGATGGCACCCCGATAATAAAGACAAAAAGCATTATCAAGCCGACATTGAATGCGCTTTTCTGTGATAAATATCTCTGTTTTGAGCCTGATAAATACACCAATTATTCAAAAGACGGAAAAGAATTATCTGAAATATGTAAACCAAAAAATGATCACATTGACCGTCTTTGGTGGATCAAGGAATTGCCGAGGACATGGAATAAAACGCTGTTATTTGCAGGCAATAAAAAATTTCAGATATGCCATACATCGGATGTTAAATATCCGGTTTTATACCGCTCTTGTTCAATGCTTGAATACAAGCCGGAATGGACAGACGGCGGCATGGAGTCAATGACTTGGTCTTTTGGTGCGGTGTGATATGAATCGTGAAGGGAAAAAAACACTCGCAACAGACCTGCGGCACCGTGTAACGCTTCAGCGGGTAACGCGAACGGCAGACGGTGAGGGCGGTTTTACGAAGTCATGGGAGACAGTCGGGACGTATTGGGCGGCAGTGAATCCGATTAAGGCAGAACAGGTCTTTGAATACCAGTCTATTAATATTCACGCCGACATCGTTTTTAAATTGCGCGGCGATATTTCGATAAACGAGGATGACCGTTTTTATTTTGATTCCCGGTATTTTGAGATATTGGCAGTGGAGAAAATACAAGAGCGCACTGTGTTGAAGATCTGCACATGCAAAGAGGTGCGAACATGAACGCAATGGCCGTTGAATACCGGAACCACATGAAAGAAATAATGAAGGATGTCTACAAGGCGGAAAAAAAACGGGTCGCGGCAGCGGCAAAATTAGTGACAAAAGCAGTCAAGGATAAATTAAAAAACAGCGCGACAAGCAAGCCGGGGCAACCACCGGGGAAACAATCTGGCCGGCTATTAAAAGGTGTCGGATACAGAATTGATGGCGTAGATTCTGCCCTTGTCGGGTTTCGGGCCCCTGCACACCATGCACATTTATTGGAGTTCGGGACCAGGGAAAGAGTCAGGAAAGACGGAAAAAAATCAGGGCATGTCGCACCAAGGCCGTTTTTTGTCCCGACGCTGAAAGAGCAGGCCGACAACGTGAGAAAAATATTTATGGAGCCATGGACTGATTATGTTTGAAGCTGCGTTATTAAGCCGATTGGCCGCAGACACGACATTGACAGGGTATCTGTCAACGTATGGCAGCGCCCCGGCGATATTTTCAGAGCAGGCCCCGGAGGATGTTTCGATAAATGACACGTACATTACTTTTTATATCAATAAAAGCGACGGAGGAAATCCGGCTGTTGATTCGTTTATAATTACGCTCGACGTGTGGGCTTATACCGAAAACAGGGCAACCGGCCGGGCAGTTGTCCAGAGGCTTGACGAGGTGCTTGACCGGGCGGAGCTTATGACCAGTACGCGGTATCATTGCATACGGTTATTCAGGGCATCCGGGGGGCCGGTACTGGATACTGACCCTCGGAGCTATCACTATAATGTTCAATTTGAGGCGAGAGCCGGACGCATGGCGTGGGCTAAAAATCTTTCATCATAAACAGGAGGTATTGGTATGGCACGGTATCATGGAGTAACTGACGACACCTATCGGCGGTTGATTATCGACGCTGGCGCCGTCTACAAAGATTATGGGGAATCGGGCGAAGTGCTGATTGGCGCGACTCGCGGCGGCAACAGTTTTTCGGTTGAAACGGAATACAGGGAAATGGTTGTCGATGGAGCCAAGGGGCCGGTCAAGGGCAGTCGCAGGATTACCCGCGTTGTCGCAAAACTGACGGCGAATATCATCGAGTTCTCGCCTGATGTCTGGCAGTTGATGTTCCCCGGGTCGAGCCAGGCGGATTACCCGCTTGTATCGCCAACCCACACGCAGATTACCCGGGCGCTCACGATTTCCAATGATGACTACCCGGTGAACATTGCGCTTGTCGGGCAAGTGTCGGGGAGCAATGACCCGATTGTGTGCATCATCGACAATCCGCTGGCTGATTCCAATGTCGAGGTTGGCATGGCGGATAACGATGAGGGTGTTGTCGCCTTGACGTTTACGGCGCATTTTGACCCGGACGATTTGGATGATGAGCCGTGGGAAATTCGTTGGCCCGATGTGACGACGGAGGATTAATCAATGGCTATCACAATTCGGAAACTTAAAAATGGCGACATCTTTCGTGTTGTCGCCATGCTCCGCAAGATTGGCGGGAATGCGTCGGAGTTGACGAAGCTGATTTCGTCGGCAAAGAAAAAGGGCGGGAAGTCATCCGATGTCGCAGTCAGCGACGACGACCAGGAATCGGCAGATGTTTTCGTGACGCTTGGGACAAAGGTTCTCATGGCGTGTTATGATTCGGTTGCCGAGGATTTAATTAACTGGTTGGCAGATTTGGCCGGGGTTTCCCGCGCCGATTTCGACGAAATGCCGCCCGAGACGACCTTGGAAGTAATTGAGCAGATTACGACCGGGGAGGATGCGCGCCATTTTTTTACTACTGCCTGGCAGCTATTCAAGAAGATCCGGCAGTCAGGCGGCAGTATAAAGAAAGCCTGAACACTGTAAAATATTATTACAGGTTACAGGCGGCTCAATTTGCGGAAATGTTGGTTTCCGATTTCGCGGAGGCCATTGATTATGTTGAGGCAGAGGAAGCGGAGGCGGTGCGTATGCAGTATGTCGCCGCCTCATATACTGCTTGGCAGATGGGGGCAGGAAAGAAAAAGACATTCGGGGAATATTTAAAGGGCCTTGGATTGTCGAAAAAGGAAAAGCCCATGACTGCCCGGCAGCGGAAAACGACGGCGGCAAATGCTTTGAAGATTGCTCAACGGATTGCACGCTCTGATAAGCCGAGAAGGAAAAAGAAATGAGAGAGTTATTTGCACTTGTCGGGAAATTGAGCATTGACGGCGCGGATGCGCTTGAGAAGTCATTGGCGAAAATCGACAAGGAAGCGAAAAAGACAGAGCGGGCAATCGACAGATTCGGGAAAAGCGTATCTAATGCCGGGGCCACAATGACAAAACTTGTCAGTGGCCCTATTATTGCGCTCGGTGCTGGCATGGCAATGCTGGCTGGCCAGACCGGAAAATATGCAGACAGGATACTTGACCTTACCACGATTACCGGATTGTCTACGGATAGCCTTCAGGAATACGAGCATGTTGCCCGTATTGCCGGGGTATCGTTTGAGGGATTGACCGGGGTTATTACAAAGTTCACGAACCAGTTACCCGAAATAATAAAGGGAACGGGACCGGCATCAGAAGCCGTTGAAAAATTGGGAGTAAATGTTTTTGACGCAAACGGGCAAGTCAAGGACATGAATGACCTTTTCCCTGAGTTGATTAAATCGCTCCAGAATGTCGAGAACACGACAGAGCGGGTGGCGCTGGCGCAGGATATTTTCGGGCGTAGCATGGACGACCTGGGGCCGGTGCTTGGCATGACGGCCGAGCAGCTTGACGCGGCACGGCAGGAAGCGCACGACATGGGCCTTGTCATG